GAAGATCAATTTATTGAAAGGTTGAAACTAAATTTAAAACCATAAACAAAACCCATATTTTGTGTATAATTATAAAATCGCTCAATTTATTATACTAAAATACTAATCAATATAAAAGTTATGATTGACTTATATGTTGATAAATTATTTGAAAATCTTCCAAACGATTTGAAAAATATTAAAAAACCAATCGTAATTGATTTAATATTAGAGGGTGGCGCTTTTAATGGCGCTTATTTAGTAGGTGCTTTATATTTTTTAAAAAAAATGGAAAAACATAAAATAATTGATGTACAAAGAATTTCTGGTTCGAGTATTGGTTCCTTTATGGGTTTTCTATATTTTATGGATTCGCTTGATATGGTGTATGATTTATACGATGTTTTATTAAAAGAACTCAAAAACACATATTATTTGAATATAATTAATATTATTAATAATATTAAAGAAAATGTCCCAAAAAATTTTTGTGATAAAATAAATAATAAACTGTTTATTAGTTATACAAATTTAAAAAAAAATAAAAAAGTTATCATATCCAAATATAAAAACAATGATAAATTATTAGATTCAATAATAAAATCATGTTTTATACCATTTGCTATCAATGGAGAAATTTATTATAAAAAAAAATATATAGATGGAATTTTACCATATATTTTTCCATTACGACGAAACCGCCGTGTGTTGTATCTAGATATTAACAATAATAACCGTAAAAGTATTATAAATATAAAAAATGAAAAAACGAATTTTCACCGAATAATGGGTGGATTACTAGATATTCATACTTTTTTTATAAAAAATCACAGAACAAGTATGTGTAGTTATGTAAATGATTGGGGAATTTGTGATGTTGTATATAATATATTAAAAAAGATTACAGAAATCATGATTGTTTACATAGTTAAATTACTATTATTTTTTAATGATTTTATTACACCTGAAGTGAAAAAAGGGAAGTTTTTTAATTCTGTTAAAAAATATATATATATTTTGTACACTTCATCAATAGACACATATTGTTTTTAGTATATTTCATGCTTTTTCTTTTTTTTTGTTTTACTTTTTCCCCAAAAATTAAAATTAAATTTGTTTTTTTGTGTTCTTTTTCTTTTTGATCTTTTTTTGCGTTTTTTATCTTCCACAATGGTTTTTTTATCTTCTACAATGGTTTTTTTATCATCTATATTTTTGCTTTTATTCACATCTTTATCATTAGAATCTGGACGATAATTTAAAAACCATTCTTCGTATTCTCTGGACCCTTTTTTCCCTTTTAATTCGCGAAATTTTTTTGCTTTTTCTGCTCTCATATCTTCCAATGATTCTTGATGTCCATAACATGTAATACTAAAGCGTTTCAACAGTCCTTTTTGTTGTAATCGGTTTTTTTGCTGAACTTCAAACAAAAATTTTGCTATACACAAAATTCTATCAGAAAACTCATTAAAATATTCTCTATTTGTATATAAAAACGCTAAGTAAAAACTTAACATTGTATCAATTGTCGCTATTTTCACTTTTTGACCATCAATAAATATACATTATAACTATGACAAGCAATTGGTTTATAAATAAAAACAATAGAATCATTTCCTACTCTAACTTCATAATGTACTGGAACAATCTCTCCTACAGGGTCATGCTTTATAATTTTAACATTTTTAACATCAATATCTTTTAATCTCTCTTTTACAATTTCTGCGGTTGTTTCAGGTTCATTTGATAATACGTCAAAATCCGCAATCTTTTGTAATTTTTCTTGAGTTTGTTTTGGCATATAACGAGAATAAAGGGATAATGCAAACCCTCCAAAAAATACAACCCCTTGATTTATTAATGTATTTTTTACATTTTCATAAATAATATCTTCTTTCCCTTTCTCTTCCATCTCTCTTTGATAATCAATATCGTTACAGTTTATTTGTGTCATTGGATGATGTTTATTAAGCAATGTTAATCGTTTGAGAACCTTTTCCCATCTAGATGTATCGCCTACTGGTCTACTAAGTTCTAAATACATTGACATTCTTAAAAAATTTGATGGGGCGTATAATATACCTGCAACACGTATAGATTCTTTATGTAAAGCGTCAAATATTTCTTTAGGAAGTTGCGTTAAATCGGCAACAGGAATAAAATTAACGAATACTTTATAAGTACCAAAGTGTTGTCCTGATTTTGCTTCTACATCTGTAAATCCTTCACTATAGTAAATATCGGCAAGTTCTTTCGCGTCGTCTAAAGAATTTTTTGTGAAAAAGTCGTAATCTGGTATTTCAACATTTTTGTCATAAAATTGGTCTTCTTTTGGTAAAATATTATTTATTGCCGTTCCGCCATAACATATTAAATTTTTACGTTTAATAAAGTTTTCTAAAATTGTTATCATTTTTTTTATATCTTCGGAACTCACAACACGCCTTCCCATTTTTTTATCAGCAGTATCAACTGCTAATCGTAATATTGCTAACTCGCATTCTTGAAAGGTCATAGATTTATCACACACTTTTGTTTTCATATATATTATTTATATTAAATAATATATATTATTAGACTTTCTGTTTACTTGTTTAAAAATATTATATTTTTATAATTATTCTATTCTTTTTTCATAAAATTGTTCTTTCGGAAAAACAGTTTCGCACGCATTACACTTACATTGTGTATCATTAATTACAAAAAAACGACCCGCCATATTGGGTGTTTTCCCAGTTTTTTGACAAACAGGGCAATTATAATTACATTTATTTTTTATATCCAAAATAGGAGGACCTAAGTATTGTGATTCCTTATTGTCATCTATTTGTTCTGATTGTACAATCTTTGTCGTATTGTTTCCCATTTTAAAATAATATTGTTCGTGTTTTTAAGTAATATTTTTATAATATAATTTTTTAGTAATTAATAGAATAATAATCTGTTGATTGTGTTTTGGTAGCATATGAATAGTCTGGATTTTGAGGCGTGGGAGCATCTACAGTAGTTTCCTGGTATCTTAGTGATTCTGGTTTTAAAACAAATGCAAATCCAGCGCTATCGAAAAATGTGTTATTTTCTTCTAAAAAGTTATCCACTAATTGATAACGCATAGCAGTCATTTGGCAACCAACTTCTCTCGTTAATAAAGTACTTGGGTTTTTAGGATTAGACCCGCTATCGGGAAAAACAATCGTTAAATTTCTTTGGTTATATTTTTCTAATTCTTGTAAATCATGGTTGTTTTTGACTTGTCCATAATCGTATCCTCTCATAAAAAAAGAATTGCTTACTAAATTCACATATTCAAGTAAATCTACATTCCCTAAAAAAGTTGGATTGCTTTTGTCTATTATTAAAATCACTTTTTGCATCAAGTCTTTTAATGGCGTCATTCCTAAATTATGTCCATGGTTTTCATAACTGTATTCTTTACCCAACATAATAGAATCGTATGATTTAAATATGTCTGCTAATGAAGAATACATGCTTGGATTATTACTCATACATCTTAAATGTATTAAAATTGGATCTTTGGGGTTAGGACAACTGCCTCCAGAAAAAGCATTACTTTGAATGGTAGACATTACATCAGAAAAATTTACAGAATTAAAGGTTTCTTTTACATAAACACTTTTTACTGTAGATGTCGCAACAACAGGATTATTATCAAGACAATATAGTTCAAAATCTAAACATCTTACTCCTTGCTTTAAAATATTAGTTAAATTACATAAATTAACAAAGTCATTTTTATAACTTCCTCCACTACAAGAATTATAAGCAGATTTTATGTAATAATCATATAAATTTCCACTAAAATCTTGTTGAGTTAAATCTATGGATCTAATATTTCCATCTATTTTTCCATACAAATCATCCATATAATTACATTCTTTATTTTGAAGATTTCTTAAATATATTACATATATTATCATGAACAATATAAAAATTAAACTTATAAATATAATAATGAATGTCACAAAATCTTCTTTTAAATTCATTAATTTATCAATTACACTATTTGTTTGACTTGTCATACTTATAATATAATATTATTTTTTAAAATAATATTATAATAACAAATTAAGAAAGTAAAAAATATATTTTATTAACAATTGAATTATTGATTTAAAATTAAATAATAATATATATTAATTATGGCTGGAGGTTTAATGAATCTTGTCGCACAAGGACAACAAAATATAATATTAAATGGGAACCCTTCAAAAACTTTTTGGAAAACATCATATAAAAGATATACTAATTTTGGTATGCAAAAGTTTCGTTTAGATTACAGTGGTTCTACTTTTCTTAGATTAACAGAAGATTCAACTTTTACATTTAAAGTATCTAGATACGGAGATTTATTAATTGATACTTTTTTAACGATAAATTTACCAAATATTTGGAGTCCCGTATTTCCTCCACAAGTTTTATCGACAAATGGGGAATGTTGTACATGCTATTCTAATTGGGCACCATATGAATTTAAGTGGATTGAAAATATTGGCGCTCAAATGATAAGAAGAATTACTGTTTCTTGTGGAGGTCAAAAACTACAAGAATTCTCAGGGCAATATTTGTTATCTATGGTTCAAAGAGATTTTTCAGCAGAAAAAAAGGCATTATTTGATGAAATGAGTGGAAATATTCCTCAATTAAATGATCCAGCAAATTATGGTGCGCGTGTAAATTCATACCCAAACGCATTTTATACAGATAGTCCGGCAGGAGCGCAACCTTCTATCAACTCTACTTCTTTATATATTCCGTTAAATTTATGGTTCAATTTAAAAAGTCAAATGGCGTTTCCACTTGTATCTTTACAGTATAATCAATTAGAAATTCAAATTACATTAAGGCCTATATACGAATTATTTGTAATTCGCGATGTTGGAGATGTAGTAAATAATTTTCCATATGTCCAACCTAATTTTAACCAATTTTATATGCAAATGTATCGTTTTTTACAGACACCTCCCGATACTATTCTAGGTCCTCTTTCTTATGTAGATACTAGATCCACTTGGGACACTGATATACACTTAACTTGTACATACGCTTTTCTATCAAATGACGAGCAAAAAATGTTTGCAAAAAATGAACAAAAATATTTAATTCGTCAAGTTCGCGAAACCACATTTTATAATGTAACTGGACCAAATAAAGTAGAATTAAATTCTATTGGATTAGTCTCAAGTTGGATGTGGTATTTTCAGCGGAGCGATGCAAATTTAAGAAATCAATGGTCCAATTATACTAATTGGCCGTATAATTATATGCCAAATGACATAACTCTTGCGTCCCAAGCAGGTACATATCAACTATTAAACGGTTCTACAATAGGTCCAGGTATAAATCCAAATTGTACTTTAACGGGTTTATTCACAACAGGAGTATATACTCCACAAAATATAAAGGAAATATTACTTTTATTAGGAATCTCAATAGATGGTCAATATAGAGAAAATTTACAACCGGCTGGAGTGTATAGTTTTGTTGAAAAATATGTAAGGACTGCTGGGAATGCTCAACAGTATTTGTATTGCTATAATTTTTGTTTAAATACATCGCCGTTTGATTTACAACCTTCCGGTGCAATGAATATGAATAGATTTTATCTAATTGAATTTGATTTTACAACAATTACACCACCATTGGATCCATACGCACAAGCGTTAACTATATGTGATCCACAAACAGGCGATATTGTAGGTATAAATAAACCAACCTGGCGAATTTATGAATACAATTTTAACATGGTTTTATTTGAAGAAAGTTTCAATGTTGTGACATTTATCGGAGGTAATTGTGGTCTGGCGTACGCTATATAAACACTATATATTTAAATTAACAATATATTATTTTTAATTTACACCTTTTTACATTTCAAACGCCGATTTTAATATAAAGATAATATTATATAATATATTAAAATGAATAATACTATTGTAGAAAATATACAAGAAAATCAAGAAAAAATAATAAATAAATCTCCAATTTTAGAACCTAATAATTATTATATTGATTATGAAAATAAAAAAATTAAATATTCTTCTAATTATAATA